GGCGACCTCAATCACGCGCTGATCGAAATTCATGGTAGGAACTCCTTGAACTCGTCGTATCCGACCCAGTCGACCTGTTGGGGCACGCACTGGCAGCGCACCCGGTCACGCATGACCTCTTCGGCGATCCATTCATCGGCGTGCTTGGTGCCGTGGAACGCGCCGCCACAGCGGCACTTGCACCTGGGATACTTGGCGGTCTCGCAGCGCATCGCCTGATAGCGCAGCACGCCTTCAGAGATGGGCTTCATCGCGTCGTGATCCGCAGTTCGAGCTTCGAGGGCTGCGCCTTGAACTCAACCATGCGCAAGGGCTTGGCCTTGCCCTGCTTGCAGCTGATGCGCCCGCCGTTGGCGGAGATAGCGGCGTACTGGTTTGACACGCAGTAAGCCATCACCTTCGCCTCGACTACGTCCTTGTCATCCTCGATTTTCTTGCGTACCTCGCGCAGTTCTCGGATTTGCTCCAGCCACGCTTCGATATCCGGGTCGCCGTGAAGATCCACTGCGGCATGGCCGCCCGGCCACACGCGCTTGGCTGCCTCGAAGTCGCGCGGCATTTCGGCCGGCGGCTCGACATTGTTTTCCACCGATGCCCAGAACTCGGTGACGCGCCGGCGTATCTCGGCGATGGCTTCCTCGTGGCGCGGTATCTCACAGCGCACGATGCGATCCCCGCTGATGAGCGCGATCAGCAGGCCGTTGTTGGCGCCCGTGCAAGCCAGCTGCGTCTGTACCTGCAACTGAAAGCGCAGCGGCGGCTCGGTGAAGCCGTCCTCGTGAATAATCCAGTTGTCTTTGAACGAGCCCCAACTGGCATTTTTAACCTCTGCCGGATACTCGCTGCCATCGTGCGTGAGGAAGTAATCGGGCGTTGCACCCAGACGCGGGCATTGGTCGTCGTCGAAGTAGTCGGTGGCTTTGGTGAGGTTGTAGCCGAACAACTCACCAGCGGCTTTTGCGATGCCTTCCTCCAGACACCGGCCAAGCACAATGCGCTCGTTGTCGGTGTAGTCGGTATGCTCCAAGTCGCCGCGCTTTTCGTGCCACAGTTGGAAGTGCGTCTGGTAGCCACAACCAAAGAGCGCTGCTACTTCGCTCGCACCGATGCGGCTTTCGCGTAGCTCGTGCCAGTGCGCTTCATCCTGAAGGGGGATTCGCATTAGGCAGCCCTCCTATTTGAGGCGCGCGTAACACGAATGTATTTCCAGATGTTTAACTTTCGGTCGGACTCGATGCGGACAATGGCAAGTAACTGAATCAGGCGCTCGACCGTCATCCGTTCGCGTGCAAACCACGCGTACACCCCTGCTTTGCTCATCTTCTCCCCAAAGAGCCCCTGTAGGAGCGCGGGAAGGTCCCCAGGTAGAAACCCCAAATCCTTTTGCAGGGCTTCGTAGTCGAAGTGGACGGTGTAGAGCATGGCCGTAGTCCTTCACGGGGGGTCGACAGAGGCCGACACGCTGCGACTACCCTCTGTCGACCGTCAAGACATGGCCAGATAACTCACTGATTTACAAAAGTAATCGCCCCTGTATGTGAGCAGACAGACATGGCTTGATTAAATCGCGCTCATTGCAGACAGGTGTCGACAAGCGCTGTTGACTGATTGTCAACTTACAGTTGTGAAATGCAGGCAAGAGGCGTCAAATGGCGACATAGGCGGATATTCTTAGTCCGCTAGTGGTTGATTGCTAGCAACCACTACTAGCTAAAACCAAAAGGAGCTGTAGGTTGAACATCAAACCTGACGAGTCATTCGGCGGAGAAAGAGGCAAAGAGGCGTTCAGAGAGCGCCTACTTACGAGGATGCGCGAGCAAAAAATGACCGGCGCCGAGTTAGCTCGGGCCTCCAAGTTATCGAAGGATGCAATTAGCACGTACACCACACTGCGGAGCTTGCCGACGCCCAAGACGTTAGCTCGTTTGGCACAAGCACTTAACTGCTCGCCGCATGATCTTCTGCCGGACGTGCCGGTTCAGCGCACCTTGCTAGAAGTGCGCGATCACCACCATCAGGAGTTGAAGGTGCTGGTTGTGAAGATGACGCTACCGGCAGAGGAAGCCGTGGAGCAGTTCAAGAGTCTGTGGCGGCTGGAAAAGAGGCTCGACAAGAAGTTGCGAAGTTTGCTCGGAAGCTCTCTCACCGATTGAGGCATAAAGAAAGGGCGCCAACTAGGCGCCCTTTCTCTTACTTTGGTTTGCGGCTACGAGACCGCTTCGTCTTTTTCTTCGGCGGTGGTTCCGGCTCCGCTTCCCCAGTTCCCTCGCGATCCAGCGCCCGCATTCGGGCGTGTTTCTCCCACTCCGCTAGTTGTTCTGGGTTCTCATCAATATCGGCACCAGCGTGCAGGTGCGGCATGTGCTCCCTCTCCCAGGCCATCACTTTCTCGTGTGACCAGACCAGCGCCTTAGAGAATATGCTGCCCAACGGGAAGCCCTTCTTGCGCTCCATGTGGTGAATCGTGCGCAGCGTGACGCCGTAGCGCTCGCACAGTTCCTCACTCGTCATCGTCTGCTTTTTCTTGCCTACCATACGTGCCTCGCGTGCTCATGTGGACATCGGGCGGCACGCAGTCAACCACTGGTTGAGCGGGATAGCAATGACAAATCGTGACAGCCCTTGTCGGCCATTGTCGGGACCAAAAAAAGGGCGCCCGGAGGCGCCCTTGATTGGCAGTTATACGTATGGACTTATGCCGCGTTCGCCCCTCCCCGGATCGGGGTGACCTTGCCATCCCCGTGACGCGGGTCTGGCTTGATCTCCACCATCGTGTCGCGGTCGACGCCGGTCTTAAACCACCACTCGATCACCTTCGGGGAACTGTCGAGCTTGGCGTACAGGTTGCGCAACTGGGTCGAGTCCTTGCCGGCTTCGATGTCGCGCACCAGGGCGTGAACTTCCTCCACCTTGACGGCAAGACGGGCGAGCGATTCGAGCCCCTTCTCATCGAGCACCGTGTAGCACGGTGTCGAGCTTCCATCTTCATCGCGCTCCTTGTGATCGAGCATCAGTTTAATGTCGGCCATGTCGGCCTTCACGAACTGAAGCAGCGTCGCCATCGTGCGGCGGATGTCGTGCCGATGCCAGCCCTTCGTGCCGCTCGCTTCGTTGATCTTCTTCTGCCAGTAATCGGGATTGCCGCGCTCGATCCAGGCCGTGCGCGGCGCCTTGGGCCACACAAAATCATCGGGCTTCACGGTGCCGGCCTTCGCGCGCAGGTAATCTAAGATGCGCTTCGACTCGCCCACAATCGGAAACACGGCGGCATACCCGGCCTTCATGTTCTGCGGGTCCGGGACGCCCCAAATGGTGAGCATCTTTGGCGCTTCCGGAGTGCCCACATTGTGGATGCGCAGATCCCGCCAGCGCATCGTCGAGGGCATGTCGACACGGGCCGCTGTGGCGAACAGATAGCGCACGTACAGGCCGATATCCTTCGGCAGTGCATCGAGTGCCGGGGCGGATAACTGCCACTCACGCGGCGTGACAACGCGTCCCCGGCGCTTCTCTTTCTTGAGCCCGGTTTTCCAGCCGGCCAGGGTTTTCGGGTGCAGCCAAGAGCTTTCGCAGCCCCACTTCAGTACCGGCTTCACGTACCGATAGGCGTGAATGACGGAGGAGATGGGCCGGTGATCGGTTTCCCGTTCGCGCTTATCAAGGTACTCGGTCTGCGCATCGTGCAACTCATCGCGCTTGATGGTGCGGGTGTTGCGCGGGAGTAGCGGCGCATACACGCACTCGATCAGGGCGCGCATGTCGACCCAGGTCTGCGGCAAGTCCTCACCCTTCATTTTCGCGTAACGGTCGAGCAGCTGGGCGAGCGTCGGAACGTCCGCCGGATCGTCGTCGACGACAAGGCCGTTGGCCTGATCGCGCCACGCTTTGCGCTGCTTGCGGGCATCTTCCATCGCCGCCTCAAGGCCGTACTGACCGGCGACGAAGTGGTTCAGGGTTTCGCTGTTGCGGACGCCCTTGATGGTCATGCGCACCGCGAAGGCGATCTCGCCGCACTTCTGGATTTCAACCGACATTCCAAGCACACCCAGGTGAATGACATTCGCCTTGCGGTCGGACGGGTTGAACCGCCATTTCGCCAGCTGCGAATCGGTAACTTTCTTCAGATTCTTCATGTTCAGTGGTTCCTACAGTTTGTTTTTCGGGCGGGACGTGGCGAAGCCTAGTAGCGCACTTGCAACCGTGCAATGTAGTAAAATGCACGGCGGCAAGGCATTCAGCCGGCCAAAATCCCAACTGGCAGAAATTTCGCTGCCGACCAACATAGTAAACCCAACTGGCAGATACCCGCCAGTTTGTTTGGGAAATCGTGGAGACCGATGTCGACGGATGTCGTCATTCGGCGCACTGACTGTTGAATTATCAGTCAGTTATGGTCGGGACGAGGGGATTTGAACCCCTGACCCCTTGCACCCCATGCACCTAGTAGATGTGCGGAAACACTACAAACAAAGGGCTTTTACTACTTGTTGAATGCCCAACTGGCAGATACCCGCCAGCGCTCCCAAAAGAAAGCCCGGCACTAGGCCGGGCTCTCTCGCCGTTGTTGGTATCGCGGTAACGGCACCGCGCCCGCGCACGGGACTCAAGTCAAAATGCGGGTGACGTGATCTTCCATGTACTTCGGCACGTACTGCCAATCGAAGTCCTTGTCATACCCGTTCGCGACCGCTTCCTGATAGTGCGTCTCCATCTCTCGTGCGTGGAGAATCACCTTCTCGCGCAGTCCGGCCATGCCATACGCCTCGCGGTATTCATCCCAGGGATTGCGTGTTTCACGGTGGCGGCGAAGGGTTTCCAACACGTACTCCCACATGCAGGCAGCCGCTTCGAGGTGCGCGAAGGTGTACGTCGGGGGCGCGTCCTCGGCCGCTTTGATCGCCGCATTGCCCGCGACCAATGCGTCCCAGATGTGTCCGCTCTCCGAGGGATAGAACGGCTCCGGGTCGTGCGCTGTCTTGGCAATCAGCATTGCGAACAACACATCAATCGCCACGTGTTGCGCCCTGCACGCTTCGAGCAAAGTCGGGGCCGCTGTCTTGTCAGTCATACGGTTACTCCTACAGTTGAGAACTCCCGGAAGCGCACCCGTGAGGATGCGCGACCGGCAATGCTCTACGCAGCTTTGCGCTTTTCCTCCATGTGCTTTACTGGGTCAAGCCAGTCAACCACGCCGCCGCGCCCGGTCACGGTATCGGAGCGAATGGGCATCAGAACTCCGAACGCATCGGAGCCCAGGTTGACCCACGCGGCGTTGTCGCCGTTGTGGACAATGTGCGGGTATTTGAAGTTCAGCAATTCGGCCACGCGCCCGAAGTCCCCAACGTATCGCATGTTGAAATGCGCGAACTCACCCTGTTCGACGCGACGCCCCGGAACGATGCGCCGCCAGTCGGGAAACCGGCCGTCGATTGTGTACCCGGT